AGAAGGGGACTCTCCTACATTGACACCGATAACCGGTAAGTTTAGCTCAGATAATCTATCTACTACGCCAGATCCTACACCAATTACATCTACTAATATTTCGCTTGGTTTTTCTAGCGTAGTGCAATCATCATATTCATTTTTAATAGCTCCGCATAACGCCATTAAATCCATAGAATTATATGTTTTCATTTCTAATACAGAGTTTCCTTGTCTTTTGCATAGTGCAGAATTGTCGCCACCAAACCTGGCTACATCAATCCCCCAGACTATTGGCTCAGAAGCGGTTAGATCTACTTCTCGCATAACAGCAGAACGGCACAATTCCATAGGTATAACTGTGTCATTTTCATAACTAGGAAACTCTCCTAATACTTCTACTCTTGCAACAGTAGAGTCTTCTCCATATTGCTCTAACATACTTTGGAATAGTTTTTGGTCTGTGCCTTCTACAGTTCTTGAGTCTATTTGTTCATTTTTCCAAAAAGATCTTTTGCCGTGAAAACTATCGAAAAACGGCCCACTATTCCTTCTAGGGTTCGAAAATGTGAACCAATACCTGTCTTTTGTCGGTTCAGAGAAAAATCCCTCAGAAACGCTGTAAATCGGTCCTGGAATACCTGATGCTTCGTCCATAATTAGACAAACTCCATAACTAGAATGAATACCGGCAAATGCGTCTGGATTTTCTTCTGACCATAATTGAGCTTGTGCGTAATAATAGCCGGTGTCTATTTTTAAATCTTTCTGTAATGCTTCTTCAAACCACTTTGCAGGTTTTATTGTTGTTGCTGTTTTCTCCCACCAATGATTATTTATAGCTAAAGTTAGCCACTTTCCTAGTTCGGCCCATGTTCTTGATCTTAATTGTTGCTCGGTGTTTGCAGTTACAATAACAGTAGATCCTAGTCTAGTAGATAAAAGCCAGAGTATTAGCCAAGAAACTAGAGCAGACTTTCCAATACCACGACCACTAGCAACTGCGAGTCTATACATTTCTGGTAAATCTACTGTTTCATTTCTAGCTATATGGTTTGCAATATCTTTTAAAATTTTTTCTTGCCACTTACGAGGTCCAGTAAAGTTTTCAAGGGGGGTATCTTCTTGTCCCCATGAAAAACAATACTTAACAAAATTATATGGGTTGTCTTTAATGTTCAAAGACCATAGATCTGACATTAATTGCTTTTCTTCTTCTGGCTTGTATTTCATTACTTAGTCGGCAGGAGTAAAAGTGAGGAGAATATATAGTGCGTGATACTCCTGCCTATGATATTTGCAAGTGTCAAGGAGAGAACAAATACCATTTTAAAAAAAATTAAAAAAATTTATCTGATCAGTATATCGTATATACCTACCTGATTTTAAAAAAAGGGGGGATTGCGTCAAAATGGCTCCGTTTCGTTTTTGCATTGTAAATGGTCGTTTGGTTCGTTTTTTGAGTCGTGCTTCTTTTTAGGGAGTCCGCCTTTGCTCTGCTTGTCCTGTATTTTATGGGTTTCGTTATCAATTATTTTTATTGGGTTCGTTATGGGTTCTAATCTTTGTCTGGCTTCTTTTAAAATGTTGTTCAAGTTTAAATCTACATTTAGAGATAAGTCCCTTTCCGCCCATTGTCCATGCTCCCCACGATTAGAAAGAAAGAATTTAATAGCGTGAATGTTTGGTTCTGGCTTCGTTGCTTGTTCATACAGACTATTGCTAACATTTTTTAGTGCTTTGCTTCGTCCCCTAGATATAGCTGCCAAAACTGACTTTTGGTTTTTCTTTCTATGAAAAGTACGCCATGAAACGCCCAAGTTATCTGCAATTTGCTTTTCATTGAGTCCCAGTCCGCTCAGACGCTCAATTTCTCTTTCGTCCAGTTTTATTGCTTTTCTGCCGCCTTTATTAACTTTATTGTCCATTTGTCCGTATATTTTAAATGTTTTTTTTCTCTTTTGTGTCTTTGTTTGGCTTGTTATGTCTGCTTTCGTCCTGTATCATTCTAGTATTAATAACTTATAAGGGAGATTAAACATGGGTATAAAAGCCAAAAATGACAAGCTAGATTTAATCGCTAGTTTATTCGAAGCAACCACAACGGCGGATTTTAATTTGTGTTGTGAAGATGAGCAGTTTAAAAAATTGCTAATCAAAAACGCCATGAAGCCGTCAATAGATATAGTAAATATATTATCTGACTATGCAGAAAGGGAGCTAATATGAATAATGAAATTAACGCTCACGATCTGAAATGCTGTCATGGTGACGGCGTTGTATTTACCAATAATCAATTTAAAAAATGTTCTTGCCGCATTGGAAGGACTATTAGTTTAAGTTATGTCCAAGACCTAAACGACGAATTGATACTTAATAACCTTTGGGCAATAAATAGAAGCTAACATGAATTTATTAAATAAAATTGATTTGTGGGTTTCTCAAAATCCGCTCAAATATCATCTATACACCAAAAGCCCATTAATAATATTAGTGGGTTTTTGCATTTATATTAACTAGGAGTAATTATGCAAGGATTTATGACTAAAAGAATATCTCTGGAAGAATGGGACACGCTCCCGGAAGGAGATAAACAAGACATTACAAGAAACTTTATCCACAATCACATTGACAGAAACCAATCACACTTAGTTGATGATTTACTGGCAAAAGGCATTTTTTGTTATGACGATATCAAAAACGGCACAATGTCAGATGAAGAAATTTTGTCTGAATGGGAAGATGACATTGAAAGAATGAAATCTGAAAATCCAGACATGACGGAAGCAGATTGTATCGACTTAGTAAGAATGGACGAAGATACACACCACGAGATTTTTGAATGGTATCTTATTAGCGATTGGTTTGAAGAAAGACTAATAGAAATAAACGAACCTATCTTATATACGGACTATTGGAATTGTCTTTACTGGGGAAGATGTTGTACAGGACAGTCAATTTATCTTGATAGAAATATACAAGACATGGCCTGGAAATATTCCTCAGATGAAAGACTGTTTAAGGTGGACGAAGACAAACTTGAAAGAATATCAAGACATGACAGAACCAGACCTTAAAATAAACGACTATATACAGGTACGCAATAAAGACCTATTTGGTATTTATTGCGGCTTGTATCAAGGTCAAGCAAGAATTTTTTTAGATGAACCAATAATTAAAAAAGGCAAAGCCAAATATATTTTATTGGTTGATTTAAAAGAATTGAAGAAAGCGAGTAAGTATGAAAATTAATTTACGCTCCAGATCTTTTTTTTTAATTCTCAAAATGAAACAGACTTACCCAAATTTATAACCAACGGAGAATAATTATGAATATTTTAGACGAAGCAAAAAGCCATATAACCGAAAGTGAAATAGACGAAGTTTTAGACAGCGAAAATACAACTGAGTTTAATGTTGGCTATTATTTAGGGACATTAGATTTCACTAGGCATATTAAAAAATCGCAGGTCGAATATGCGGTGGACGATTTAGTAATGAACTTAGGATATTACGAAGCTAAGTATTACTGCGAAGAATTTACACACAAAGGGAAAAATATCTGTCCGTCTGGAGATGATGAAAGTTTAATCTGGATTGAAGACATACCAACAAAAGAATTAGAAGAAAGCACTTATAAAAGTCTTAGAATTTTAAACGACTTTGTATTTAGCAATCTTGTAATATCCGATAAACACAAAAACATAGAAGGAGAATAACTATGGCTAAAAGTAAAGAGCTTAGAAAATTTGAAATAGAAGCTATAACGGAACAAATTACAGCTAATATTGTCAAACGCAGAAACAAAGAAGTTAATGACTTTCAAAAGTCTGACGCTTTTGCGTCTGCAAGGGAGTTAGAAAAATCTTTAAAAAAACTTTCCAAAAAGAAAAGAGAAATAAATAAAGAAATCTCTGACATAAAAAACATAATCAGAAACGAAGTAAGCAAGTTAAGATACACTCTCAAAAGGGACGATATTAATTTGTATTTTCAAGAACACTACCCAGACGAAGACGGCGTTTTACTTTTAGAGCCGTCCCTTTATGACATAAGAAGAAAGGTAGAACAAAAACTTACTCTGGCACTTATCCCAAATGATGTAAGAGATAGGTTAGAAGAAATAGTTTCCCAAATAACAAACGAATTATCATAACCCCCCCTATGATAATGCTAGGACGCTCTGAAAGGATAACTAAGCACACAGTACGCTTAGCCATTCGTTGATACTGTTAAGGAGCGTCCTAGTCAATTAAAGGAGAATAAACATGAAATCAGAAAATCATACTAAATTTATTATTACTTACTCTTACAACGGAGAAGGTTATAGCGACTCAGATATTGAAATTGTATCTGTAAAAAATGACTGGCTAAATAAACCAAACAAAAGCAAAGTTGTTAATTACATTCTGGAAGGATTAATTGGAACGCCAAATTTAAAAACAATAAACATTGATGAAGATTTTAGGATTGAATACCACATAAATAATGACTGCGACGACGCAGGTTGTATTTACTTCCACGAGTACGAAGGAAATGAGTTAGCTGTAGAGATTTACCCTAATATCTGCGGTATGTGTATTATCCGTGATGAATATACCTTGCAATACACAAAACAACGCATAAGGGCGGCTATCATGGAAGAAGGTTATGGTTATCAATGGAACGAGCTTGAAGAAGAACACGACGAAGTCTATGGATTTTGT